GTTCAATTGCAGGCGCGGCTACATCACGAACTGCGCTGGCAACAGGTCGAGCCAACGCAGGCGCTGCCAAGGTCGCAGTGCCCAAAATGTTCTCGACATCAGACTGCGGCAGGCCGGTCTTGCCCGCGATCCACTTGGCACCTTTTTGAAAGTTCTGCCCAATAAAGTCCAGCACTTGACGGCCAGCCTCTTGCTGGTACTCAGGCGTGTCAGACACGCCAAAGGCTTTGCCAAACGGCTGATCTACCGCGCCGACAACACGCGCAGTAGCCGCTTGCGCTTCCTGTGGCGTGCGGCCCATACGGGCCAAGGGGTACGCCACTTGCTGCGCAACGGCAGGCAAAATGCCGCCAACGGTAACGTCAGCCAGCGAAGCAGCGCTGCGGCCAAGCTGCGTCAGAAAGCCGGGTGCTTGGCGGGGGCCGGGTATTTCGGTTTGGACTGGCGAGGCTGTGAATTCCGCAAACGGATTTACTGCGGGCGCGGGCGTAGCGGCAAACTCAGCAAAAGGATTGGCGGCCATTTACTTGCCTCCTCTGGCGCGTTTTGCCGCACCAGGCCCAAAGATGGCGTCGAACTGCGCGTCAGTACCGCCGCCAGCTTTAAGTCTATCAATCGCCCCTTGCGGAATGGCAGACGCTGGAGCTGCTGCGGGCGCTGGGCGATTCCCTGGAATTTGCGCTGCTGCGTCTGCTGGCTTTTTAGTTTCGGGTATGTTAATGACAGGGTTATACGGGAACTTAACGCCGCGTGTTTCAGCATCTTTAACTTCAGTGTTGTACGAGCTAACTTTTTCCCGAAGAATATTGCCAAACGCATCTAACACTCTTGGCAATGCGGTGGGGTCAGTGCCTAAATTACCAATTGCATCTTGCAAAACTTGCTGCTGCGCTTGCGTAGGTTGCGCGTCCAATTTACGCAAGTTCTCAATAACACCTGTAAACAGACGTGAGCGCAACACAGTTGCATCAGTAACGTTTTCAGTGGCAATCGATGTGCCCAAACGATTATTAAGAAAACTAGCCACATTAAGCAAAGGTTCGCCGCCTGGCCCCATAAAACTTTTAGCAGAGGGAATAAGTTTTTTAGCTTCTTCCATATTGTTAAGAACAGAAGGTACAGACTTGAGCGTGTTAAACGTTACCCGCGCCTCTTTCATATATTCTTTTTGCGCTTCTTCACTAGCGGGGATTTGCGTGTTTACGTTTGTAATTTGACGCGCCGCGCCAGCACCAGCAATTCGCGCTTTTTGCGCTTCCACCGCAGCAGGCAACGGTACGTCAGCAAACGTGCCCACGTTGGTAAACGGGCCGCCCAAACCAGGCTGTTGAAGAATTTGGCGTTGGCCGCTTTGGTCAATAATTTGCGTGGTCGGCTTGTTCATCTCCATGAACTTTTCAGTGCCTAGTTTTGACTGGTTTAATAAATTGGCAAAAGCCTGTGGACCTTTTTGAATTGCATCCATGATGCTTTGCCGGGCTTGTTCTGCGGAAACGCCGCGCGCGACTAACGCTGGGCCAACAATTGGGTCGCGATGATTAGCTTCATGCCAAGCCAAGTAGCGTTGCGGCGCGTCTGGCGCAGCCGGGTCGATCGTGTCCAAAAAACCGCGAGCTTGTTTGAGCTTGCTGTCTAACAAAGCTGACTGCGCTTGTGCTAACGCTGTTGGTTGGCCCGCAATATCACCTTCAGTTTTTTGCTGGGTAAGTTTTTGCGTTCTGCGATCTTCGGCTGCTTTAACAAACGCTGAATACCCGGCGATGTCACCTGATTTCAACAGCGCGTTTGCAACGGCGGTTTCATCAGTTCCCGCGCCAGCAAGCGCGTTTATTCGGGCAACGTCACGAGCCTCGCCGCGTTGCGCTGCGCCAAGCTGGTACTGCGCCAACTCTTGCGCTTGACGACCGCCTTGAATCTGCTGAATCTGAGCAAACTGCGCCAAAGCGTTCGGAGCCTGAATGTCAGGTTGCCGAAAACTCATCGCGATGTTGGGGTTAACGAGTGCCATGATTAGTCCTTAATATGGCGAAAAATAGTTTTCCGCGCCGGTTGCGGTATCAACGGCGCGGGCACCGCTAGGGCTGTACATTGAGCCTCCACCTGTTCGGTTAGCCAACGCTTGTTGCAGCAGCGAGTTAGTGGCTTGGTTTTGCTGGTAGCCCATGTACTGGCCGATGCCGCCGCCGATGGCGTTTGCGCCGCCCATGTAGCCCGACGCACGGGCTTGAGCACTGGCACCTAACGCCTCGCCCATGCCAGACGCATAGTTTTGACCGGCTTGACCCAGCGCGTTGACCGAAGTTTGACCGACACCGGCCAACGACTGTAACGGCCCCAGACGGGCTTGGCGTTCGGCTTGGTAACGGTTGAATGCGTTTTGGTATTCCTGCGAGGCCATGCCTTGGCCGAACTGCTGCAAGGCACCACCAGTATTGCCGCTGATCAGGCCACCACGGGCGGCAGCGCTGCGCTCCAACGCCTTCTGGCCTTGGTTAAACCGGAACCCGTAGCCGGGGTCTTGTTGAAACTGAGCCATGCCAAACGGCGTGTACTCAGACGCGCCTTCCAGCTTGTTCAGCGCCCGCAGCCCCACTTCACGGAACGGCGCTTGCAGTTCAATCTGGCGCTCAAATTGTTCCTGTTGCAGTTGCCCCGCACGGTCTGCTGCACCGGCTTGCGTTTTTGCTGCGCTTCTGGATGACAAAGCGCCCAAGATTGCGCTGCCGCCAATGGCTGCTGCTATAAAACTCATGGTGTCACCTCAATTTGTAAATTTTTGACCTTGTTGCCGATAGTAAACAGCGAAGTGGGGTCGTCTTCAACTAGCTCGGATTCTACCGCTTCAACCGTGTTTGACTCAACTCTGTGGAACGTCATGCAAAGCGCGTCTGTTTCGGCGTATACCGCACGTTTAGTGCCTGGTTTGCTGCACAGCAGCATTGGCCCCGTAAGGGTCTGCACTCCGTTGTCAGTCGTTACCGTAACAGTGCCGGACACAATCATGTAGAAATGTTCTTTTTTGTGGACTTTGCCCACAATCAAACAACCCGCTGGACGCCACACTTGACGGCAATACATGCCGCCGTGAAACACATGTTCCGTGGGCGGCTCGTACTGAGGATGCTTAACCATCTCGGCTTGCAAGGCATCTATGCTTTGAATGAGATTACTAGGCTCAAACCCTTTGCCGTATGTGATTTGCATAGCTACCTCGAAATGGCCGTGATGATCGGCGTGCCTGAATACGTGATGGTCAAGGCGTCGCCGGGGGACAAACCAAACATACCGTAGTATGAACCTGTGTTGAATTGCGCACCAGTGCCGCGCTGGAACTGCACCTTGATGACCCCGCCGCCGCTGATCATTATGTCGATAGGGCGCTCGGTCGTGTTGCCAAACACCAAGGGGGAACCAGTCAACGGCACTGGCACAGGATTATTGGGCGGCGTGTAATCAACATTTGACTCCAGCAGCGCCAGCAAATACCGATACCATTCCCGCGAAATCAAGCCGGTCCGTTGATCAAAGAACGGAACCCTGCTTGACGGGATGTTGGTGTCGGCGTTAAGCATTTGTCGGCGATAGGAGCAGTTCTGCGCCCATGATGGCGATCTTAACGGGGTCTGTACCCGACAGCTCATACACCCGGTCACGCAGTTTTAGAGTCATGCCCAAGCGCCGCCAGATCACCCGCTTGCCAGTCTGGCCCGTAGTGCCCATGTCCTTGCCGTGGTAGTTGCTCCAAGTGTGGCCGCCATCATCAGACCAGCGCAGCCGCACGATTGGCTGCGGATTGCCAAATGTTGTGCTTTCGTTGGTTATGTAATTACCGCTTTCAGTAATCAGACGATCGTTTGATTGCGTCGTCAGATAAAGCAATGAATCCAAAATTGTTGTGGGCGGCAAAGTAAAACCCACCTCACAGTCAAGCTGCATGGAGTGCTGCGCCGTGCGCTTCAAGTTGTTCTGGCCTGTGGGCAGGGCACGCCACGAACGAATCCACTTTTGAATGTCGCCGTTGTCCGAGTAGACATCCAGATCAAATGCGTAGATGTTGCCGCTTTGGAAGTCGCCGACAACCACCTCGCCGTTGAACACGGCACGGCAGTTTGAACGGTGACGGATAAAGCTGTCGTTGGTCCAGCTACCGCGCTCATGCCACGCCTGTGTCGAGGCATCGTACACCCATGTGGCGTTGGCCGAAGGGAACGTCAGCACGTAGAAGGAGTGGCCTTCTTGCTGGTACGTGTAGGCAATGGCGTCTGAGATGATGCCGTACTGTGCGATAGCGTACTCAATTGCGTGCGTTGACACGCGCTGGCCGGTGTAGCCGTTGGCCCGGTAGACAACACCTTGGCCTCGGGCGTCTGCGCCCAGCCAAAACAGCGAATTGTCCAGCTTGGCTACCGAGTACGTGGCAGCGCAGCCAATCTCGTTAAATGCCCCCTGGATGCGCTGGAATGGCACACCTGGCGGCGGTAGACCTGCGTCATACCAGACCTCAACCGAGTTGCCGCCAAACAGCCACAGTTCGTTGTGGTCAGCGATCAGCGACACAATCCCATCAGGTGAACCTTCAGCGTTGGCAACGCTGGTTCCCTCAAGAACCGTGCCATCGTAGGACTCGGTAACCCAGAAATTCTGGCTGTTGGGTTGGTTAAAGATGAAGTACCCGTCGATGAACGTAACCGTCTGCGCCTGCGGAAACGCTGTGTTTTGGACGTAGGCGTTGGTCACCGAGTTGTAGACGTAGCTCGGGCCGTTGGCAGCAATAAACAACTGAGTGCCGTTAAAGGCCAACGACACCGGGCCGGTGTTGTCCACCACGCCGATCAGCGTGGCCGCATAGCTCTGGTCTACCTTGTACAGTTGGGAGCCAGATACCACGTACAACCATTGACCAGAATCCAGCATTCCCCGCACGGGGCCAGTGCCCACGGTAGCCAGCAGGCGCAGCCCTGGCGCACGGTTTAAGAACGCCGGTTCCTTGCCGCCCTC